TATCTATAGTTGCTAAAACTTCATCATCATTTAGCAGTCTAACTTCTCCACCATCAATTTGAATTCTTGATCCAGCATAACGAGCAAAGATTACCCAATCACCCTTCTTGCACCAAGCGCCTTCTGGAAATTTTGCTTTATCATAAGCATGAGGTCCAACTGCAAGGACTAAACCACAAGTAGATCCTACTTGTTGTTTTTCTAAAGTGTCTTGTCCAAAGTACAATCCGCCTTTAGTTTTTTCTGGCATTTTAAATGGAAGAATAACTAATCTCCATCCAGTGGGTTGAGGTAATTTTGTATTTTCTTTTGACTTTAAACGTTCATACCCTTCAATTTCTTTTTTATTGGTATCTTCGTATTTGTCTAAGAGTGCCGATTTAACTTTCGGGATCTCCGAAGTCGACGACGTTGGTGTTGTCTCTTTCTTTATCATTTTTTTGCTCCTTAGGTTCTAGCAGGTTAGAGATTTCCTGAGATATTATTAAATAGGCTTGTGCCTGTCCCAACATATACTTGTATTTCTCCATATTGTCAATACCACCGCCAATCATAGCATCTGCAACATTTTGATAAGATTCTTTTAAATATTTTTGTATTCTACTTATTACTACTAATTCTTCATTTAACATTTGCTTTCTTTCCTTTATTTTCACCTTTTTTAATAATGTAGTCCTGAGTACCATTAGCACCTGTTTCTACTTCTTTTTTTAAACATTTAAAAAGATTCATTTCTTTTAGTTTCTTTTCAGTATGTTTTAAAAAATTCTCTAATACTTTATTATCTCTCATTTTTTAATTTCATTTTCAAAAGTTTTATCTACTTCTAAAATTTCTTCTTTTTTAATTTTTCCTTTTAACTTACATTTACATCTAGGAGCAGTAAACCAATTAAATAAATTGTCAATGGCACCAAAAAATTTATAAAAAAATCTATCAATCATTAGCAGTTCCATTTTCTTAAAGACTTATTAATTCTGCTATTTGGATCTCTTGCAGTCTTAGCTGAAGTACGACTTTTCTTCATTCCAGACATACGAGCGCAAAAACTCTTTCTACGTTTTGCAGCTTTAGATCCTGATTTTAACTTAGAGGGTTTTGTAGTAACAGCAGTTTTAAGTTTTGAACCTGGATTAGCTTTTCTATATGAAGCTACTCCTTTAGCATTCAATCCACCGGATTTGGATTTACCTTCTTTCCTAGTCCAAGCTGCCGTAGCCATTACGCCGTTCTAGTTTTTTTCTTTTTAGGTTTCTTAGCTGTCTTAGCGCTATTTACAAATGCTTTTTTTGTAGGTGCACCTTTAGCTCCAGGTCTTCTCATAGTCTCACCTGAGCCCGCAGCGATTCTCTTTTTTTTTGCGTGAATGTTGGCATAAAGCCCTTTTGCTTTAGCCATGATTATAAAATAAAAGCTATGATTAAAACAATAACTGTTCCAATAACAACTTTTTTATGTTCTGTGTAAATGTGTTTAACTTCATTAATAGAAGTTCTTATAATTTCTAACATCATTATGCCCTCACCATTTTAGATATAGGTGATTTTTTTTTTTTACCTTTAGCCATTAAAATTTTTTTCTTTAATGCATCTGGTAATTTTTTCTGTGCTGTTGTTAAAGTTTTTCCACCGTTTCCGTATTTTGTTCTCATCATTCCGCCACCCATTTTTTTTGTTCTCATTATTTTTTCCCCTTTTTTAATATTTTTTTATTAAATCCTCTTTTAGCACAACCAACTCCGCCGCCAGATTTGTACTCAACTCTACCACCTGCTTTTAATCCTTTTGATTTAGTAGTATTTTTTTCTAAAAGTTTTTCTAAAAGAATAGATCTTCTATCACTGTTTTTAGAATTTTTTAAAATATTTTCTTCTATCATTTTTTTAGTCATCTCCTTAGATTTTTTATTAAATCCAGGATCTTTCTTTTGGTTTTCTATTTGTTGAAGTTCTAATAATTCTAATTGACTTTGTGTACTTGAACCTGGCATTATTTTTTTCCTCCGTTTTTAAATATCTGTGTTCCCTTTATACCATAAATGCTCGCAACTACAAGGATCCAAAGATTTGTAAACCATTTTGGAAGCTCTGAGAACATTTCAAAGAACAGTTTTACCTTGTCCATAGCGGTTGGATCGTCACTTACGACTGCCCAGGCCAAAATTGCTATAGGCAAACTTAGAATTATTAAAACTGCCTCGTCCTTCCAATCTGATTGTCTGGATTCTAGGAGTTTTCCCTGGTAAGCTTCCTCACCACTTGCCATACGAGACGCATGCATTAACTGTGCGTCTGACATTGCCATTTTAGTCTTCTGTTTGTTAGCGTAAATTTTACTTCCAGCAGAGACAGCTAATCTAATTGCCGATAACCACATTGGTTAGTACCAAGTAGCTGTTTTGCTTTTAGATGCTAACATTCTTCTAGTGCCTTTAACTTTGACAGTTTGAGATTCCGTATCTTTTGTCATCTCAATTGGTTTTTCAACAAAAGAAATAGTATCTTTTTTAGAATCGTTAGTTTTGTTTTTATTTTTTATCATAATAACCTTTTTTTTAAAATTTTAACTTGTTTTTAAGTTTTTTTCAACTTTATTCGTCACCACTTCTCATTATACTAATATTAGGCATAGTAGCTTTGTTATCTGGCATCAAATCTTTGACGTTAGGTATACTTTTACTTAAGATTGTCTTTTCAATTGAAGTATCAGCTCTTAATTTTGCTAATTCTTTGTTTTGTTCAAGTTTATCTTCTTGATTACCTTGATTCATCATAGCTTTCATCTTATCCAGATTCATTCTAGCTTCATCATTCTTCTTTTTCTCGGCATTTTCAGCTGCTCTGATATCTAACTCTCTTGCTCTTAGTTTAGCAATTGGATCATTATCAAATTCACCTGTAATTTTCTTCTCTTCCTTCATAAACTCTTCCATCATCTCAGCAATCAATACAGCTTTTCTAGATTCTATCTTTTGAGTAGCCTGCATTACTTGTTGTTGTATCTGTTGAGCCATTTGTGGATTTTGTTGAGACTGCATTTGCATTTGTTGCAACTGTAGTAATTCATCTTTGAATTCTAATTCAATTTGTTCTTGAGACATTATTGAAATGTGTTCAAAAATATTTTTCTCTAACGAAGCTAGGATCATTGGATTATTTCTAGCAATATTAGTTGCCATAAAATTTAAGTGAGCAGTAATATGCGCTCTATGATCTTGTCCAGGGAAAGCTTGAAACTGTGCTCCACCTAAAGCGTCAACATGTTCTAGTGCCGGATCTTTTGGCATAGGTTGTTGAGGTTTAATTAAAACTTGGTCAATATTTTTTACACCTAATGCTTCATACATATTTCTAAACGCTTCATACATATTGTGCATTTGTGGATTAGATTGTGCCAGCTGCAGTTCGGTTTGCGCAAGTGAAATACGCTGAGTCTGTGAAAAAATGTTAGGGTCGGCAACTGGCAATATATCTACTCTATCATCAAAATCAGATTGCTTAATTGATTTTTGACCCCCAACTACATCATACGGATACTCTTGTGGTAGATATAACTTGAATACTCTTGCTAGTAATTTGAATTCATTTTTTAGAGCAGAGTAAATTCTTTTATGGATAGCAGACATGGTTCTTGAACCACGCTCTAATAGAGCAACTGTTGTTCCAACGGCTGCTTGTTGATTACCATCACCGACTTGTAAATCAGCAATAGATGCAAATCTTTGACCTGCACTAACTACTACTCCCATTAACTGAAGTAAAGTTTGAGAAGGTTCTTTGAAAGGTAACATCATAAATGAATCTTTTAAATTTCCACCAGGTGCATCTACATCTCTAAACTCACCAGGTTGAATTGATTGAGCGTCATCTCTAATTCTTATACCTCTCATTTTAAATCCAGCAGGTAAGTTAGATAGTGTTCCTGCATCTAACAACTGTCTTAATGCAGAAGTTGCAGTACGTGATAATCCACCAATCATGTGAATTAAACCAAAACCATAAAAACCTAAACCAGGTAAAAATTTAAAGTGTACAAAGTAATTTACTTTTTTCTTCTTTGGATCAGCCGGTTCGTAGTTTCTTTTAATAGAAAGAACTTCACGTGATCCTTCTTCTAGAGTTACAATGTAAGGAATTTTAATTCCTGTGGGCTCACCAGTCTCAGGATCTGTATCTTCAAAACCTTCTAGGTCCAAATCAATATGACATTCTAATAAAGTATATAAGTTTTCGTCTTGACCAGATTTATTAACACCTTCTAGTTCTCGTTCTTTTTTCTCAACGTCAGATTCAGTATCTGCAGGTTCAGTCAATTCTATGTCTCTATAAAAACCTGCTACTTGTTGTTTTCTTAAATCGTTTTCAGAAATTTTTATTTTGTGAATAATTGCTTCTGCTTCATCTAATGATGTTGCACTGTATGGAACAATTAAATCATCTGCAGGTACAAACTTAGATACTGCACGTTCTGCTACTTCATCATAATAAATTTTTTTAAATGTTGAACCGGCTAATGGTAAATAGAAAAGCATAGAATCAAATTCTGGTTCATACTCTTTCATCTTCTCCATAATTTCATAGTTCATGAAATCTTTTACTCTTTGAGCTTGTTGAGTTTTCTCAGGAGTTGTTAGTCCCATAACTTGAGTTCTAACAGGTCCATCTGCTGGTAATAATTCTTTGTAAGCTAATGCTTGGAACTGAGTAACCGCTTCAGCTAGCACTGGGTGAGTTGCACCTGATGCTCCTTGAAAAGGTTCTGTTCTATTGTCGTATTTAAATCCTAAAAGATCTAGTCCTGTAATATAAGCTTTCTCCCAATCTTTTCTTG